CCATAATAACAAAAGTAAAAAACAATAAAAGAACTCCACCAGCAATTAGTTTACCTGAAAAATTAGTAGAACCTATTTTTATTGCCACAAACTCATTTCCTAAAATTCTTAATATTAATTCAAAACTGTTTTCACTTACTTTAATATTTCCCCAAGCTGATATATTGGTTTTATTTTTTTCTTCTTTGCTCACAAATCACCTTTTAAATACAACGCCCAATAATATATAGCAATCCCACCTATAGTAACAATAAGAAATATTGATACACTTTTTATTATAATATCCCTTTTTCTTGCTTGTTCTTCCAGTGCTTCCTTGTGTGCTTTTCTTGCTCTTGCAATAGTCGCTTGAAGTCTTTCCCATTGACCAGCAGAGCCATATAGCTGAAACATAGACCTTAATTCATCTTTTAATCTTTTTTGTTCTTCCTCTTTAAAATGTTGTTCAATAGCATTGTCCATTACTCCACCAAATATGCCTTTTTTCTTTCTTTCTTTTGCAAAACCAAGTTCAGCTTCGCCTTGAGCATATTTTTGAATAGCTGATTGAGCCGAGTTTAAATCTCTTCCCATTTCAACACATTTTTTTATGGTCGCATGAGCCGATGTTATAAGTCCAAATGCTGATATGGGGTCAATCAATAATTAATCCTCTGGAAAATCATTTATAGGTGCATTTCCACTAGGTTTTCCGTCTTTTACTGGTACATCAAATAATTTTTTAAAAGCAGTAAGACTAGAACAAGCATTTATTTTATCTTCAATATTTTTACTTGCATCTCTAATAGCTTTTCTTTTTGCAGTAATATCTGATGGTACTGCTAAAGAACTATCATCACTTGCCCTTATAATATACCAGTCCGTTTCTTGAAGTTTTGCATTCGCAGTTTTTTTTGTTTGTCTAACCCAAATTGTTTTAAGTCCCTCGTTGATAATTTGATTGCCATCAGCATCTTTAACTTTTTTGCCATCTGAATCTGTGGCATCTTCATCAGCTAATTTTCTTTCAATACCTTTTGACCAATAAAAACGATTATCAAAACTTATATCAGGGTCATCTTCCCATGTTACACCCCAGTCTTTTTTATTCTGGTCAGTCCAAGCTGAAGCCCAATTATAGGGGTGTTTATAAGTTCCATCTGTCCATGATTTACCGACAGTTAAGTTCTTTCCGTCATGTTTCCAAACCATTATCTTCTCCTATCTAGCATTTGAATATTTAAAAGGGTTTTCGGCAAAAGCCATGTAGACGTATCTTGTGCTACTTCCATTTATCCAAGTAGTTGTAGCTCTTGCTTTAAATCCATTGCTTAAAAAATCAAAATAAGTTCCACTTCCTTCAGCATTACTTAAATCTGCCTGTAAATAAGAACCGACTACATTATCCACATCTCTTTTGTTATCAAACATAAACCAATTTTGAGCACTTCCAGAACTTTTGCCTAAAATAAAAGCTGGTTTAAATCCTAAATGAATATAAGTGCCATCTGTTGAACCATTGCCAATATAAGAGCCAAACTTGGAATAACCAGCAACACTTGTCCAACAATATGCTACATAATCAAAATTTTCATTTCCAGATGTAGCATAATTAACTCCAGGATCATTATGTACAGTAAATAAATTTGTTGTTGGTGCAGTATCATTCCAAAAATCAGCAGAATCAACTGTTGCATAATTTTGGTCTAATCTTAATTTATCAGTCTCTGGGTCACTTGCAGTTCCTACATGGTAAACTGCCCAACCATTAGCATTATCTCTGTTTTTAATCATTATAAATTCTGGAACTGTACCTAAAGCATGAGCAACTGTATCAGCATCAGTAGATGAATCTGCTTGATAAGTAACAATAGAAAATTTAGCAGTAGTATTTACACTTATAGAAGTTGCATCTATTGTACCTTGTGTTGGGGTAAAAGCTACTCCATCTTTAATAAAATTGCCACTTACATCTGCATGGTTTCCCCCTGCTTTCCAATTCCAAGCTACATAAGTGTTAGTTTGATAGTTTACTAATGCAGTACTATCTGCACCTACACCAAAACCATCAGACCTAAATTCATCTAAAGTATTTGCATAATCTCCCTCTGCATTTGAAGCAGAAGATATGAGATATTTTCCTACACCTCTAGTTGAATCAAACAAAGCATGATGGTCAGAATAACTTCTTCCTTTAATCCATACAAAATCTGGTTTAAATTCTAACCCTCCAATATCTTGGGCTGATTGATTATTTCCAGTATATAAAAGAGTATCAAAATGGTCATCTGCTTGTGTATTAGCATTAGGACTTATCGTTGGCTCACTTAAATTAGCCGAGCATAATGCAAGATAGCCAGTAGGAACTGCATAATAAAAATCGCCTATGTCATTTGCATCTTTGTTGCCTTGTGCAGTTTTATTTCCAGCAAAACTACTGTCTTGCCCAAAGTTAGAAACACTTACATAAGCATTTGAATATTGTTGCAATGTAAAAAAGTATTCTACTCCAGTTGTTAATGATAGTGTTTCATTAGTTCCAGCAGATGGATTACCATCTGTGCTTACATCATCATCCCAAAATACATTATTTTTTCCCCAAAAAACTTTGCCAGTATCTGCATCAAAACAAACACTAATAATATCGTCAGCAACAAAATTTACTGTACTTGCACTTCCAGAAGTTCCTATATAAACATTTCCTAAATTCTTTTCTATTCGTGAACCAAAATCATTTCTTGTAATATAGACTGTGCTATCACCATAAGTTGCAGTAGCTGGGTCTGTTTTAGACATACTATCATATTTTACACCTTGTATTCCTAGACCTAAATCATGTGATGTAGCTGAACCAGCAGTTTTAACATACACTTCCCAATACCATTTCCCACTTGTTGGAATATTCATTGATGAGCCAGTTGAATTATAACCATAAGCAGAAGATGTCCATTGAAGATTGCCCTCTGAAAATGTTTGGCTAGAAGCATTTTCTCCAGACCTTAATTGTAATAATGTAGCAAAGTTGTTTTCTGGAGAGTCTGGCAAATTTGAGTCATGGCTATCCATACCAGCAGATGTATAATGGTGAGTGTTGCCAGATGTGTCTGCACCTATAGTAGATGTTGAAGCAGTTCCAGTTCCAGTTTGTTTAAATTCTAGGTGTACTCCGTTAGTTCCATAACTGCCAGTATATTTTTTAGGAATTAATGCTCCATTTTTTGTTTCTGTAAAACTACTTGGAGTTAATTGTTGTCCGTCAATAATATAAGCATCTGCAATATATCCATTAAAATATCTTCCATAGCCAGGAAAATAACCCCAAGCTTGTTGAACAGTAGAGCATATATCTAAATATGAATCTTGGTCTGGATATTGTTCTGTACTAAATGATGTTATTTGAGAACCATTTATATAACATTTAACTCTATCAGAAGCAGTTGATTGTGTTGTGTCAATTGACCAACAACAATGATACCAAGCCGTTGTGTCCCTATATTTTGCAGTAGTAATTAAACCATCAGCAGAAGGTGCAGTTTGAAAATATAAAGAATCTTCATAAAATGTAATTGTCATAAAATGACCACTTTGAGAATTATTGCAACAAAACATAGTTGGATAGGTTTCGCCAATACCAGTTTTTTTAAACCAAAATGATAATGTGGCTTTTCTTCTATCTCCATTGCTACTAGGAGTAAAATAAAGATATGAAGAACTACCAGAGTTAAATCTAACTGATTGAGTTGCTACACTATTATAAAAACCACTTGAAGGATTTGCTAACCATGCTTCTGAACTAAACATTTTTAATTACCCAAAATTTAATTGTGGTGTGCCTAGCAAAATTGAATTATCGGCTTTTACCACATATGGCACGACATCATAATCATTATTAGCACTTGATAAGGTTAAACCAGCACTTTCTGCCGTTTCATAGTCTGTCCCTAAAGAAACTGTCCCAGCACTACTGCTAGATGGCTGAATAAAGATAATTACACCAGTTTGCCCTACATTTGATGCTTCTGTGCTTGGATTAGCTAACGAATTTGAACCTGATGATAAGGTCAGGATAAAATTTTGGTATGTATCAAAATCTAAAGTCATTCCAGTTCCAGTATATACTGCTGGAACACTTGCTTTTCCTATAACTACTCTACCAGTTCCATTTGGTGTTAAGGTAATATCGCCATTAGCACCATCAGTAATAGTTATATTACCAGAGTTTGTACCTTTGTTAGTGTCTAAAATTAAATCATAAGTACCACTTGTTGTTAAAGTTGCACTAGCACCACCAGAGCCAATAATAGTTTCCCCAGAACCTTTAGGTTTTAAATGTAAATCAACATTTGTTTCGCCACTTGCTCCTAAAATCGGTGGGTTGCCAGTTGCACCATTTGTAATTTCTAATTCATTTACTGCTGAAGCAGTTGTTTGAAATATAATTTGTTCATTATTGTTTTCGTCTGAAATAAAGTGAGCATCGTCAATTATTATATTATGAGAATTAGTGTCTAAATTCCCACCTAATTGTGGACTTGTATCGTTAACTATATCAAATGTTACTGACGAATCTGTAAAATCCACTGTATTTGCAGAAGTATTTACTGTGGCAAAAGTAATGTCATCAGAGCCATCATAAAATTTTATTGTTAAAGAATTACTTCCAGAATTAGTAGTATCTAACCATAATGTTCCAGTTGTCGCACCACTTGGTCTTGAAGTGCCAGAGTGCATTGTATTTATGGCAGTTAAAGCATTGTTTAAATCAGTCCTAAAAGCTGGAAATGATTGGTTTGCTATATTCATATCATGTTGTGTCATAATTATTTATACTCCTTTTAATAACCTTTTGCAATATAATCAAAAGTTTTTGAAACCCCTGAATTTGAACTATTAAAAAATGCAACATCAAATCCAGTTGTCGCTTTATTGCTAACTGTAAAATAATCTCCAGTAGCCATTCCTTGTGCAGTTACCCCTACTGCATAACTAGCAGTTTTAAATGGTTTTGTAAATGTAATTGACTTTGTGCTTGTTCCTGAAACGACATCATTATCGCTAAATATTCTGTCTTGCATATCTATGGTAACTGTTACTGCCGAAACTACTGGGGTACTTGCATTATCTCTTGAAATTAAAACAACTCTAAATTTAAAGTATCTTGCTTCATATTCGCCAATCACAAAAGTTCTAAAATCTGTATATGTGCTATTATCATCACTAGTTGCTATTTCTAAATGTGCATTACAATTAGCTGGGGTATCTCCATCAAAATTAGAACTTGCATCATCAAAATCCCCACTTCTATTGTCAAACAAATCATCAGGGTTATCTGCTGATTGTGTTAATGATGCAGTAATTCTTGCAGTATGTTTTGCTCCTATATCAATTACATTAGCAAACTCATAATTGCCAGAAGATTGAAAATCTGCATTTGCTACCCCACTATCAAAAAATCTAGTTGTTTCAGAATCAAAATTTCCACTTGCACTATCAAATAATTCTGATGAATCTAATTCTATTGCACTATCTGTTAAAACAGTATTTGTAAAAGTACCCCCAAATGTTGGGTGTTCTGCTTGTGTTGTTATTGCATTGAAATTTAAAGGACTTGTAACATTAGATATTATAGCAGTTGCATTTGAACTAAAGTTTCCTAATTTATCAACTGCCTTTACAAGATAAGTTCCTTTTCTTGCTGGTACTGATATTGATGTTGCTGGTCTTGATATTTTTTCCACTAAAGCAACTGAATTAAGCCAATCTGCTGAACCATCAGTTTCTTCTGAATATCTTAAATTATAATAAGCTAAATCTAAATCTGTTACTGCTTCCCATGATAAATGGGCTTCTTGACCACTGACATTAGCTGAAAAGTCTGTTACATCTGATGGTGGAGCAATAGCACCTACTATTTTTCTTTGAGCCGATACATAACTTGAAGAAACCCCTACTGTATTTACTGCTTTTACTCTTACATCATAAGTAGATTGGTCAATCACATTTAAAACTCTGTGATTTAACCCTGAACCTTGAGCATAAATTATAAAATCGGAATCCGTGCTTAATTTATACTCTACTTGGTAATAATCTATAAATTTATCGGTACTTGCACCAATAACAACATCTAAAGCCACAATAACTGTTCCGTCATTATATTCTATTAATTGGTCTGATAATGTAACACTGGCTGGTGGCTGAACCACAAAAGGGTTTGGCAAAGTAGTTGATGGTATAGCTGGAACTGCTACTTGAGTTCCAAATGTATAAAAACTATCCTGATGTTCTGAACATTGTAAAGCTACTGTATGGTCTGCATTTATTGTCATTCCTTGAACACGAAATGCCTTTGCTGAAAAACTTGGTGTTGCATGAGTTATATTAACAATATCCCCAATAGCTAAATCAAGCCCAGTTGCATCACACAGAAGCGAAATGTCTAAACTAGACCTAGACCTCCTTAAAATGATTTCAGCCATCTCTTGGGCTTGATATGGGCTAGTAAACATGGAAAAATCAAATCTTCCCTCTAATAGCAATCCACCATCAGCAGTTTTCATGGTTGAATGTTGGTCTGCACTAGCTAAACCAGTTTCATCTACTGGTGGAAATTGTGCAGTATCAGATTGGTAATTTTTATTAGGGTTTGTGAAATTTACTATTACCCTATTATATCGTGAGTTTTTATTTTTACTTTGAACTGAAATACCACCAATAATATTGTCCTCTGTAAGAGTAATTGAAGCCGAACCAGTGCTTTCAACCAAAATATTATATTTTCCCCCAGTGAAATTTAAATATGCTCTACAACCCCTTACAAAGTCCTTTACATTGTCTATTGCTTTTTTAGATGTATCTACAACTGTATGACTATCCATTAAATCAATGGCACTTGCTCCACTATAAGGGGTTATATCAGCATCGCAAACATCAGATGCAGTTTGCCAATCTGCAAAATTGCTATCAAAATAACTATTAGCTATTCCCATTCCAAATCTTTCATTTCTTAAATAATCTAATAATTGCAAAACTGGATTATCTGAATATTCCCATGTGGAACTTGTATCTGCTCTATGGCTACCACTCCCACCAGTTACAGTTCCATCTAAATTTGGATTATAAACTTTTTTTCCTTGCACTATTGCATTTACACTTGGCAAAGAGCCAAATTTATCCTGATTCCATTCAAACTTTAAAGCTAAATATGCTAAACCTCTTAATCTATGGTTTGATGTCCACGAACTTAATGTTGATAATAATGTTGATGCACTTTGACTATCACTTCCAAAATGTGGCTCACAAGTTATTAAACTTGCACCATCATAAAAGTTAGCATCTCCACTTCCAACTGTTATTGAAGTATTATCGGCTATATCTCCAGACCATGTAACTTGATTATCATTTATAAATATTGCTGATATATCATTTATTTCGCCCTCACTTAAAACTATTGCCATATAAAGATATTGATTATCAGTTCCAGATGTTTCTAAAAAAACAACATTTCCACCCACTTTTCTTGTGCCATAAACTATTGGAATATGTGCATTAGCATTGAATTTATTGACTAAAACCCCTCTGGCATTTTGGTCAGCTATATTTTGTGAAAAATCTGGTATATCTGGCATTGGAACAAGCCAACCAATAACATCTTCTACAACATCAACAACTACATCAATTACATCTTCAAAAATATTACTTATAAATTTTCCTATAGATTTAAACACTTACAATCTACCCCATTTTATGTCTTTTACTGTTAATGCTGAAAATTCCATTCCTTTGTCCCCACTAAAAAATCTTTGCTGGGAATTATCTGTCGTAGTTCGCCCACTTGTTTTGCTAAAATTTCCCCAGTGTGAAGTAATAGTTAAAATAAGACTAGCAGTAGTTGTATTATCGCTTATTTTATATTCATCAATAGTGCCATAAAACAACAAAAATGGGTCTGCAATTAATGCTAAATTTTCATCTAAAAACCCCCTATAAATATAAACATTATCATTTATAATATTTTCTGCTAAAGCTACCGAAATATAAGTTTGGTCAACTCCTGATAAACTTATTGCTAAAGAGTTTTTTGTTGGTGTGTTTGTTTCATTTATATTGGTAACTGATTTTAAATGTCCATTTGCAAGGTATGTTCTGGAACTCCCTGAAACACTTGAAGTTATATCAAAACTTGCATTAGTTAAATATATAGGAGTAGCAAATCCAAATTCTATTAATAAAACTGGCTCTATTGTTCCAGTAGCTAGTTCTGTTTTTACTGCACTTGTTAAACCTCTAGCCATTTACAAACTTTCTATTACATCAAACTCATAAGAAAACAGTAAATTTCCGTCTTTGTCATTTTGATTTGCTTGAAACTCTTGAATATCGCTGGTTAATTGCACTGTAAAAGGAATTGAGTCATATGTAACCGAACTATTATTTGTAAGAGCAGTTCTTAATGGTGGTTCTATTGTTACAGTTGAAGCATTACTTGACGAAGTTGCATCTGCAACAACCATATAAACTTTACTATGTGCAAACTTTATAAAATCCCCAGCTTTTAACCTACCAGCACCATCTCCAGCAAATCCATCAATGGCTATCGTGGCATCTGCTACTGAATGAGCACCATTAACAAGTAAAGTGCCAGTTTCGTTTCCTTGTGCATTTAAATAACTTGGCATTGTTATTGTAAAATCTTCTTTTCTTGACCTTTGTTTCATTATAAATGCCATTATAGGTGCAAATTCTTCTCTGGTCATGGGTGGATATTGAACTGTAAAACTAAATCTTTGTCCCTGAACTTGTCTGCGAAATGATTTACCACTATCTGTTTCAGAAAATAATGTTTTTTGATTACTTTTAATATTAACTGCAGTAAATCTAACATTTGGTAATGCTCCACTCATACTATCGCCATTCTACCCTTTTCATTTACTGCTTGATTTATCATGTTAATAATTAACCCTCTACTATTAACTAATAATTCATTGAACCCTCTAGCATCAACAGTATTTATATTAAAATTAACATTTACTGGTTGGCTCATATTTCCAAGTTTATTATTTGGTACAACATTTGATGGTCTATCAGGAACAACTAATTCTGCACCAGCTTCCCCCACCATATATGGCTGACCCTGATTCATTCTGCCACCAAGTTTTCTTCCCTGATATTTAGTTTGAGCAATAGTAGCGATTTGAACTGCACCCATAGCACCTATTAAAAAAGCCATTGGTATATTTGCAGTTGCTAAAGCTTTACTTACCCCTTGTGCAGTATTCATTACTGCTTGAGCCATGTTAAAAGCTTTATTTAATGCAAATGCCTTTTTATTATTTGCCGACATTCCAGCTAATATTTGTTTTCCACCTTGTATCATTATTTCTTTTTCTTGTTCTTTACTTAAATCTGCTAACTTTAAATTCTGAAACTGACCAGTTTTCATCGCTTCAAAGTTGTCTTTCATTAGTTTTTTTTGAATTTCTAGTTGTTTAAGAGCAGTTTCTTTGTCTATTCTTATTTTTTCATTAGCTTGTATTCGTTGCAGTTCAAGTTGTAATGCATCATTATCCATTATTGCTCTAATATGATTATCTTGAAATTCTTTTTGAACTGCAAACTCTGCGTCCATTTGTTCTCTTAAAGCACCAACTTTACTTTTAATCCCACCAGTAACCATTTCTTGTCCAGTCATGCTTTTGTCCAAAAGGTCTCCTTGTAATTCTTGACCAGTTAAGAATTTTTTGTTTAATTTTTCTAATTCTTTGAGTTTGGCTATTTCTTTATTTAAATTGTCCTGATATTCTTTTGATTCTATTATTTTTCTTTTTTTACCAGCAATTTCCATTTCATAAGCAGTTATTAAATTTTTTTCTGCTTTTATCTGTTTTTCTACAAGTTCTAACGCATCTTTATTAGTTTTTAGGAAAAAGCCAGTTTGGTCTTTCTCAATCGCTTCTAGAAGATTTTTTTTCCTCTCTAATAACTTGTTTAATTTCTTATAAGGGTCTTGCCCTTTTGCTAATGCATCATTCATGGTTAGAATTGCAGTCGTTACTCCAACTAAAGCACCAATAATAGTAGTTTTAGAAACCCTTGAAAATGCAACTAAAGCAAATTTTGCTTGTGTAATTGCTCCAGCTAAAGTTATAAAAGCAGTTGTAAGTTTAAAAACAATAGCACCCATAGCAAGTGCTTTTAATAATTCAAAATTATCCTTTAAAAAACTTACTGCATCTCCACAAAAAATAATGGCTTCTGATAACCCTTTTCCTATGGCTTTTGCAATTTTATCAATAGTCTTTTGATTATCTGCTAAAGCTTTGTCTAATTCTCCAAATTCTTGTTTTAAACCTTTAAATAGACTTTCGGCTACAACCTTTTGAAAATTAAAGATTTTATCGCCTATCATTGAAAGAGTAGCAGTTAAAGTTTTAGCCATATCTTTCGTAGCTTTTGAAAATTTTCCATTACCACTAAAAAGCTTTTCAAATGCTTCGGCAGTTTGTTGGGCTGAAACTGTAGCACCAGCACTAAAACCTAGTAAATCTCTGACACCTCTTTCCCTGAAAATATCGGCACTAGCTATACCAGCAGAAAACGACCTTTGTATTTGTTCTGCAGTAGTCCTAAAATCTAAACCAGTAACAGATGCTACATTACCAGTTATTTCTAGCATTTTAGCTAATTCGTCTGCATCTTTTGAAACAACTGCAAGATTTCCAGCACCTTGCTGAATTTGCTCTAAACTAAAGGGAACTTTAGAAGCAAAACTAGCCATTTCATCAAAAGCTTTTGAACCCTCTTCAACACTTCCAAATAAAAATTTTAATCTTAATTGTAATGTTTCAACTTGATTACCAACATCTACAAATGATTTAATTGCTAAACCAGCACCTAATCCAATAAGAGCATTTTTTAAATTGAAAACTGAACTTTTTAATTTGTCTACCCCTTGTGTGGCAGAGTTCATAGCTTGGCGAGTCTTATCTTTCGCAATAATGTCAATATTTACTTGTTTTGTTGCCACTTATCTTGCCCTTGCTAGTCTTTGTTGTCTTTCTTGTTCATCAGTTTGTAAACTGTAATATGCTAACCACATATTAAACTCTTCAACTGACATCAACATGATTTCGGCAACTGTTTTATGAAGCTTTTCTGCTAAACCAAATATATTATGTAATTCAACATCATTTTTTAGTTTTTTTTATTATCTTCAAGATTTTCGGTATCAGTTCCCATTATTTTGGTGGCAACATCAGCAATAACATTTGTATCTGCTTTAGTTTTAAAAGCTATAATGTGAGTGCCATTAAACATTTTGTCCCCATCTTTAGTTAATGATTTTTCTATTATTACATCAATTAAGACAGTTAAATCTGTACTATTAGCACCCTTAAAAATCTTTTGCTTTTCCATCATATTAAATGGTTTACAATAAATAGCTTTATCGCCAACTAAATCCCATTCTGGCACTTCAATTATTTGTGTTTCTAAAGTTCCAAAATGGTTGCGAATACCATCAAAATAATCAATTTTATCAGTCATGTTTAATTCCTATTAAACAGTGCCGACTGTCAATGCTCCATTACCTTGTAATGCTACAGTTCTTGTAGTCATGCCATCTAAAGTAACACCCACTGACATACTTGTAACAATACCAGTACCACTAAAGCTTTCATCTCCTGAATCATTCCCCTCTGGTAAAAACACAAAAGATAAACTTGAACCTTGTGTTAATGATGTTTGTTGAGATGAAGTTTCGTCATAGTTCATGTCAATAGAAGCAGTAAATGTACCCCTACCAGCTTTATATGTTTTCATAGATGCACCAAGTTCTGTGTCCTCTACAACATCGTGAGTAGTGTCTATTGTAAAACCAGTAACATTTCCTATTGCAGTTCCAGCTACTGTTACAACTCCCTCTTTTCCGTGATGACTAGCCATTTAGACCTCCTTTTGTTCGTTTTGTTTTATCACTTCTTCGCTTTTCTTTGTAGCATTTTTTTCATTAGTTTTAAAACCTAATTTTTTATAATGCTCCAAAAAATCTTCTGAAATGGTAATTTCTTCATTACCTTTTTTCATTATTATGTCTTTAGCCATTATGCACTCCCTCTTGTAAATTCATAAAATACTCTAGCAGTAACTCTAACACCACCATAAGGATATATTGTACCCTCATCTGTGGAAACTTCAATAATTTGTGTATTTAAAGCATTTCCATTCCTTGTAACATCATTATCTAATGTTTCCTCTATAACTTCTATTAATTGATTTCTAACTGTATCTATATTAGATGTTGTGCCTTTATTAAATGCAACAATTAAAAAATCTATTGTTCCAGTATATGTTCCAGAACCAGTAGCACCTATGCTGGAAACTTCTCTTGTTTCATCTCCTGATTGTATAAACATAGCTGGGAATTGTGCATCTGATAATTCTTCAACTTCAAATGGCTCTCTAGTTAGTTTTTTAAACTCTATTGGACTACTAACTGCATCAAGTTTAGTAATTATATCACTTGCTATGTTTTCTCTTTTGCTCATATTCTTAATGCTTTAAAATAAGTTTGTGAAAATTCTTTTTGTATTTTAATTTCTTCTTTATTACCTATTGAGAAAAAAGGTCTTGTTACTTTCTTTTTTCCTACCCCAAATGTATCATGGTAAGATGCTATTTTGGCTCTTTCCATATTTGAAAAGAATAATGTGCTTTTTAAACCACCAGTTTTAAAATCTAAACTTCTAAACATTTTTCCAGTATCAGTAAGGTCTACAAAACCAGTTTGCCTACCCCTCTTTTTTCGGCTTCTGACAGTGCTTTTCGCATATCCCCTCATTTGTCCACCATCAGGCAACTTTCCAGCTTGAGTTCGCCTTGTAATCATTAATAAAGCCATATTAGAAACCTTTTTTAGTGCAGTATCTATCGCAGACCTTTGTTTCCTTGATATTTTTTTTAATTCTTTGATAACTTCAATATTATTTATATTAACTTTTACTTCCATTATCTCACTAATCTTAAATGATGGATTGGCTCTTTTTCACTATCACTTACTGAGCCACCCCCATCTTCGTCATATTCTACACCATCTCTTAAAATAGCTTGAAATTCCTCGTCATATCTATCTCGGTAAAAATCAATCTGTACTTGAAAAGCATCTTTGCCCTCGCCAGTATCAGGGTCTCGCCATTTAGTCAAAATAGGATAAACATATTTCCATAAAGCTAAATAAACAACTGATTGTGTCCATTGAGCATTTGTTAATTTGCTTGTGGTTATTTCAACTGAAGTAACTTTTGTAATGTCTTTGTATCTTACCTGATGCCTATATCTTTCCCACCATTCTTCCCTAATTCGTCTTAAAACATCATTTTCAGCAAATTGTAATTGGTCTGCAAAGTCGCTTACCCCAAATCCTAATATGTCAGGTTGGATTTTTTGTAAATGACTATTAGCAACTGCAAATTCTGTGGTAGCCATTATTTAGCTTTCTTTTTTGGTTTTTCTTCAGTTTTATCTTCTACCCATTCAGAACTTAAATCTTCTTCAACTATTGTTTGGTCTTTTGGTTGCTCTGCTACTGGCTCTGCTTCAACTGGCTCTTTTTTAGGTTGATTTTTCTC